ATATATTCTCCATAAAATCAAAGGGATTTTTTGTGTTCCAGATTTTATCGTGACCACTTTGTTTTAATAATCGATCTGCGACATATTCTATGTATTCAGACATTTTATCGGAATTCATACCGATAAGACTGCATGGAAGTGCTTCTGTTATAAAAGATTTTTCTATAGAGACTGCGTCTTTTACAATTTCATAAACGGTGTTTGGTTGAGCCTTATACTTTAACATTTTGAATAATTCAATTGCAAATTCTAAATGTAATCCTTCGTCCCTGCTTATAAGTTCATTACTAAAACATAAACCGGGGAGGAGACCTCGTTTTTTTAACCAAAAAATTGCACAAAAGCTACCGGAAAAGAATATACCTTCGACACAAGCAAATGCAAATAATCTTTCTGCAAAAGATCTATCTCGACTAAACCATTTCATAGCCCATTGTGCTTTGTTTTTAATACATGGTATGCTTTGTATAGCCTCGAAAAGGTGTTTCTTTTCAGATGAACTTTTTATATATTTATCAATGAGCTTACTGTATGTTTCTCCGTGAACCATTTCGTTATGTTCTTGATACGCATAAAAGGATCTTGCCTCTGTATATTGAACTTCACCAGCGAAGTTATTGTTTAAATTTTCAAAAACTATACCATCCGAACCGGCAAAAAAAGCCAATATATATTTTATAAAATGTTTTTCGTTATCACTTAAATTATTCCAATCATCCATATCCTTTGAAAAATCAATTTCTTCAGCAGTCCAATTCGACATTTGTGCTTTTTTGTAGAGCGCCCATAGATTTTCGTGTTGTATCGGAAAAACTGTGAACCTATCGAGTGTTGGTAAAAGCATTGGTTCAGCTTCTTCTTCTAGAAAATCTTGGAATTCAAAATAGGATCCTATAAGTTTGTCATTAATAAGTATTTGTGGATATACAGAAACTGTCTTTCCACATTTTTTTGATAGTTCATCTTTATTGACCATAGTTTTTTTGTATTCTAAACCATAATCTATACATAAATTAGTTGCAAAGTCGCAGTATTGACATCCTTCTTTGGATAAAATTTCTATTCCCATGTGTGCTAATATCTGTAAATATTTTTGTGTGAAAACTTTAAACATGATAAATTTTTCAGATATCCAGCCTGGGGAATTAGTAAAAGTTTTGGTGACATTAGAGGACGATATAGAGGATGAAATGTATGCCAAAGTGAAAGAAACGTATGATAATTACATGGTAGTTTCTTATTATACAGAAACTAGTATGACATATAAAGGGGCTCGCCTTTATGAACTTGAAGATAAGGATGAACTTGTTCAGGAAGATAATTTATCCGAACATCACCAAGCGAGTGAATATTTTGAAAATGTAAAGGATAATTTATACTATATGATAGATGAAATAGACTCAGAAGAAGACAGTGATATTATAGACGAATCCGACGATGATGGTTCAGATTTAAGTGGTTTTATAGTTTCTGATACTGAAATTGACGGTGTTGTAATACCACCACCTAACCATGCCATGATAGATAAGGAATGGAGAGAATGGCAACCTACTAGCCCTGGTTCTATGAGGTATAAACAAATGGTTGATAATATGGAAGAAAGAGCAAGAATACAAGCTGATAATTTAAATTTTTAAAGCCTAAGTCTGCGAAATTATTATCAAAAAATAACAGTTTTGTATACCATGGAAGAATTGACTGCTAATATATGGTCAGATGTCGATCATTTACTCAATAAAAATAAAATACAAAAGTCAGTAGATAATAATTTATGCAATATATGTAGAATTCCTAAAGTTATAACATGTGAAGGGTTCCCAACGTGTCCGGGGTGTGGAATAATTGATAGTACTTTTATAGATGATACACCTGAATGGACAAGTGGTGTTACAGATGATGGAAAAGTTAATGATCCGTCTAGGTGTAGTAATGTAAATGCTAACCCAGAATTATTTTCAAATGCTTGGGGAAAGGGTACTGTTATTACTACTAATAAGGGATCGTCTTATGAAAATAAACGTATGGCTAAAATAAATTTTCATCAATCTATGAATCATAAGGATAGATCTTTATTTCACGCTTATAAGGATATAGATGAATTTTGTTATACCTTACCCGAATCTGTTTTAAAGGATGCTAAGATGATGTATAAAAAATTTAATGAAAAAAAATTAACACGGGGTGCTGTTCGAACAGGTATTAAGGCGAATTGCGTTTTATTTGCGTGTCGAATGTCTAAAATACCTCGAACAACAAAAGAAATTTCAGATATGTTTTCTATTCAACCAAAGGATATTAGTCGAACTTCACAAATGTTCAAAGAAATTATGTTAGGTAAAACGTCTCAAAATTATACAACTATGCCATACGATGTAATGAATAGATTATTAAATTCGTTTGAACTTTCTAGAGAAGAGCGTTTGAAATGTCATAAGATGTGTTCTAGTTTAGAAGAATGTTCCGAACTTATGAGTAAAACGCCAAATAGCGTGGCTTCTGTTATTATATATATGATCGTAAAAGATAAAATAAGTAAAAATGACATTTGTGAGAAGTGTTTAGTATCTATACCAACAATTAATAAAATTGAAAATATAATTAAAAAATACTTAGAGGATAAAGTTATAGATTAATATATATGACAAAACGACCGATAAGAGTTTTTATTAGTACGCCATGTTACGGTGGTGTATGCATAGAAAAATACATGATTAGCATAATACAACTTCAACTTGAATTTATGAGAGAAGGCATACAGATGGTTTTAGATACGACAGAAAATGAAAGTTTAGTTCATCGTGCTAGAAACGTTGCCATTGGAAGATTTATGCAAAAGAGTGATTGTGATTATTTCATGTTTATTGACGCAGATATACATTTTGATCCTAAATCGGCTGTTCGTCTCATAAAATCGGGGTACGATGTTTCGGTTTCATTGTACCCTAAAAAGGTTGTTATGTGGGAACAAGCTAGTAAAGCGATAAAAAGTGGTGATAATAGAGATTTGGCAATGTTATCATCTTGTTTGGTTGCTAATATAGGTGCTACATCAAGGAGTGTTACTAATAATAACTTTATTGAAGTTTTGGATGGTCCCACTGGTTTTATGGTTATTAGTCGGGATGCGCTTAAAAAAATGCACGAACATTATACTGATTTGAATTGTAAAAACGATCATCAAAATAGAGATTTTGAAGAGTATTGTGCAGTTTTTGATTGTATGATAGATCCGGAGACTAAAAGGTACCTTTCAGAAGATTATGCATTTTGTAGAAGATGGCAACAGATTGGTGGTAAAATATATGCCGATGTTCAAGCAACTTTGGGACATGTAGGAAATTTACCCTTTGGAGGATGTTTAAAAGACAGGCTTAAGGTTTAGGATTTTAATATATAAAAATGAAGTTTTGTACTATTATAGTTACTCGGGGTAAATCGTGTCACGTTAAAACTTTACATAGCGTTCTTAGGTTTAATTTATTATGCTTACAAAGTCAAACTGAAAATGAATTAATTTTTGTTAATGAGGATCCTTACGAAAAATCTGAGATGATACAATCTAAGATGAAAATATGTGATCGTATTTTATTTATTGATTATGGTATATCTGTAGATGATGATTCTTTAAAAAAATGTTTTGAGCAATATGAAGGTGTCGGGGTTTTAGTTTTTCCGGGTGTAAAAGAAGGTATTGATTGGGAAATGTTTAAAGATAAAGTGAAAAACGATGTTAAAGAACCTATACAGCAAATGGGTATGCATTTTGATACGAGTGTAGGTAGAAAAATTACAGAAGATATATACGTTGTTGATGAAACTTCTTCTAAATGTTGGGTAATGATGACCAAAAATGTTTTGAAACATGTAAAGGATAAAAAGAGTGGTTCTTTTAAAATTTATCCAAAAATGACCACGATGTTTTCAAAATTAAGGGAGTCCGGTGTTAAAATTCATGCGTATGTAGAAGCTAAGTTGACCATGACATATGCTCACGAATGTTTGAGTAATATTTTACATTCCTCGGGTATTAAAAGTAATTAAAGATTAAGATATAAATATTAAACAGAATGAACCGAGTGTTTGTAAAGAAGGATGATCCTCTTTACAAATACGCGTTAGACTTTATGGAAAGGTCATGGGGTACTAAAGGTAAAGGTATATTTCCGGGGTGCCAACCTATATCCATAGAAAGAGGACATTTCAATATTTTATCGAATAACGATTATGTTGTTTGCGAAAAAACGGATGGTACTCGGTATATGATGATCGCTATTCAATATGGGATGCAAAGATTGTGTATATTTGTAAATAGAGCACTCGAAATGTTTGTATCCCCTTTAAATTTCCGTGCCATTGTTTTTAAAGGTACAATACTTGAAGGTGAATTATATGAAAATACTTTCATGATATATGATTGTTTATTATCATGCGGTGAAGTTGTTGGTAATAAGGATTTTTTTGGGCGTTTGGAGTGTTGCGAAGCAATAATGAAAAAAGCCATGGTTTTAAAAACGGATGTACTTACATTACAAGTAAAAAAGTTTCATTTACACCAAGATTTTAAAGCGTTTATGGATAAATATCTACCAAAGGTAAAACAGGAAATTGATGGTTTAATTTTTACACCGGTGAATGAACCTATTCGTATAGGAACGCACGAAACCATGTTTAAATGGAAACCAAGAAATAAAAATACAATTGATTTCCTTGTAAAAAAGGGTCCCACTGTGGAAACACCCGGGTGCGCACCCGGAAAACGTGTATGGAGGTTGTATATTCAAGATAGAGGAAAACACATTTTTGAATCTTCTATACCCGTGGATAGAATGCAAGATTATACTTGGTTACGTGACGGTGATATTGTTGAGTGTATGTATGTGACATGGGAAAACGGTCCATTTTGGTGGAAACCAATTAAGAAAAGAACTGATAAAACGTTTCCGAATAGTAGGAGAACGTTTTATAGAACACTCGTAAATATAAAAGAAAATATTAACATGAAAGAGTTTTTAGACTGTATGCCAAAATGAAATGATTATCTTCTTTAGGGAAATGGTTTAATTTTCCTAACTTATCATCGTCTTGTATTAACCAGTCATCTCCTAGATTTGTTATAGACATGTAATGACCACCATATTGAATACCTTTATGAATTATCGTAGATCTTAATTTATACACATTATTTTCGATTTTTAATTCTTCGTCTATTTTTACAAAACTCTTTTTATCGAATGATATTAAAAATATTTTTGGGTATTTTGAAAAGATGTTTCTTGTTGTTGCAACGTGATGTTTTTTACCTTCATTGTCTATGTAATCTTCTATAGTATTCCATTTATTACTTTCTTGAATCATTGTATTTACATCTTTAACATTCTTTTCCATGTTTAATATGTGTATGCAGAATGGGTTTAGGGTTATATTTTTACCTACGGGTGATACTGTTATTTGTTTAGTTTCTCCATAAATGAGTTCCTTGATGTAAGGATAACTTTTTTCAAGTATGTCTATTATACAGAATATTGCGTCTTGTGCATCGTGTGGTTGTCCAATTATAAACCTTGGAAATATTTTTACGAATTCCTGTAGTATGGGACCAATGGTAAAAACTTTTGTTTCCTTGGTATGAAAATAAATGCGAACAAGATTTTCGTATGTTTTTGTAAATGCACACTCACCCGTGTATTTATTATCTAGTATATGAGCTGATATTTCATGTACATGCAATATAAATTGTATTGCAGAATTGAAATAACACGTATTTCCTAAATTTATGAAACCGTGCATATAAAAAAGATGAATAAAAAAGGCTTAAGAAGAAGACGCGTTTATAAAAAGTAAAAAATAAAGATGGACGTACATAAAATTTGTGACACTATTAAACCTATTCTCGAAAAGTATAATAACGATGAGTATATTGAAATGGAACTACGACTCGGTAAATTTAATGGGACGTTTTTTGATACAAACGTAGGTAAAGATATTTACGATAAGATCTTACATAGTTTATATGCTTATAAGGGTTGGGAAAGTGTATCTAACTTTACTTCTGAGGTTTATCATAGAAATGAAGATAATACACGATTAACTATACGAGAAGATACTGGAGAAGAGACTATTATTAAGAAAGAACGTGTATATGTAGAAGATTTTAAGAAATTGGAAAATGCACCTTACGATATACGATTTTGTGTATCTAGAGAAACTCCTATAGAGGATGATGGAAATAATGATTTTTCGAGTAAAAAAATAAAGAATAGAACATCTTTTGTTCGAAAGAATTTATCCATTGATATGACTGTATGTCAGGGTACGAGTGAGGATATGGATTCGGAAGAATTCACAGTATTTCAGATTGAATTTGAAATTATTGATCCACGAAAAGTTACTGATATTGATACTTTATTTAATATCATTCATAAAGTTAAGGATTTATTTAATATCTTGGGTACTTATATATGTTAGCTTGGTTACTAATATTTTGTATAGTATTCTTTTTGCTTTATTCTGACGTAGACATAACCGGTAACCGTGTTATTGTTTTAGGATATAAGACTAAATATTTTTATATATCAGATGGTCAGTCAAAAAAGATGTTTGAAAAAATGAAAAAGGATGGTATGCCAGAAGAATCATTAAAACAATTTATTATGATGGAAGATAGGTTTCTTAGTCTCGAAAGAAAATCCGTGTGTTCGCAAATATCTAGAAAATTTGAGGCATTTGCACTTTCGGATGAAATAAAAAATCAATTTCTTGGGTATGATTTTTCATATCACGCGAAACATCTTAAACAAATATCTGAACCAGAGAAACTTATAAATCGAAATATATCATGTTCATAAGATAAAACATCATACGTCTATTAGAATTTAATTCCATTCGTGTAAAATTATCATACACATACATTATTAAACCTATATCTTCAATTTCACGATTCATATCAAGATATTTTCTAGGATCATCTGATTCGTGAAATTCGTCCGTATAATAGTATTCTATCTCTAATTTTCCCATTTTATATTCGCTTTCGTTTCTTGTTTTCTTAATGTAATCTATTATTACATAAAATATGTTTTCTATTAAACCTGATAAAATATACTTTTTAATGTGTTCGACATATTCGTCTATAATACACACGGGTTCATTTTTTCTTAAGTGATTTAAAAGTAATTCCCGAGGTGAATTATCCATTATATTTATTTTTACTTTTTCTTCTTTAATTCTTTTTCGAAGTTAGCGTATATTTCATTGAGTATTCGTGCATTAGATTTAGAACGCGATCTTGAATTTGAGTTTGAGTTTGAATTTGAGTTTGAGTTCGAGTTAGAGTTCGATTTAAAATTTAAACGTCGTGCGACCTTATTTACTGGTTTTACGGGTGATTTTTTCTTTATCGGTGCGCGTTTAATAACCTTCTTAGTTGGTCTTGGTTTTCTTTTAACGAGTTTGGGTTTTGGTGGTACAACTCGTTTTTTATTTAATGCAAGTGGTGGTTGTCCTCGGAGTTCTCTTCCTATTTTTATAAAACCTATTATCTTATTACTATTAAGATTGGGTGTTTTTGGTAACGACATTGCATAATTAACGATTCTGCTTACTTCGTTTTTACCAAATTTACCGTAAATATTATTCGCTTCTTTTTGGAGTAAAAGTTTCTTTAATTCCTGTTGTTTATCTAATTTCCAATTCTTTACCATATTCTTTTTAATTTTATCTGCTTCACCCTTTTTAATGACTCCGTTTTTAGTTACATTTATTTTTTTGTTTTCTATTTTTGTTAATTTATTTTTAACTTCACGAACGTTTTTGTTTAAATTCATTACGTTTCCGTATTTGTTCATCCATTTTTTACCGTAAAGTTTAATGAGATCGTTTTTAATACTTGTGTTGTTGAGTCTTCGTTTTATATTTTTGTTTGCACGATTTTGTTTTTTCTGTTTATTGAGTAACATTTTTTCTAATTCGTTTGCGAGTGCGTTGGGTGAATTCGGTGTATTTGGTCTATTTTGAAGTTTTTGGCACAAAATTTTTACTGTATCTGTGTCATTTACAGATATACCTTTAGATATTGCAAGTGTTATAAGTTGTTCTTTTTTCATTTCTCTACACAATTTGTTATCGATTTTATATTGAGAGTTACCCTTTTCTATTTTATCGAGGGCCTTGCATATATCCTGTTTTTTGTTTTTGTTTTTAACACCGACAACACCTAATTTTTTAGCAACTTCGAGTAATACTGGTTTAGTAAGACGTTCGCATTTTAAACCACCGATTTTCATAGTACCGTCTTTATCGTACGTAATTTTTGTATTTTTAGATTTAGTCGGTACTTTTTTCTTAGCGGGTTTTCTTTTTGGTTTTTTGAAACAACAATCGTATCCTTGTGGATTTTTTCTAACTTCAAATCCTTCTTTACACGGTGGTCGTCTAGGTTTTGGACACGTCGTTTTCGTAACGACTTTTTTAGCGAGTGTGCGTTGGTTTGGGTTAACGTTTTTATTAACTAAACCTATTGTGTATCCTAATTTGTGTAATTGTTGAACGATTTTCACACCAACTGTATAGGCACGTTCGAGATTATCGGGGTCTTTTTCACCTTGTATTTGTATATTTCCGGAACCTAATTTACCACTTTTGGATGATAATATGAAATTATAACCTTCGTGTATTAAATAAACGTGTGGTAATTGTAATTCTGGTTCATACGTAACTCTTTGTGATTTTAAAGGGTTATCCCTGGCTATTTCGGGGAGTTTAAAATTTGCGTTTATGGAAAATTGTCCGGCGATGTTATTATATTCGATTTCGTTATAAAGAAAAGCGTGTTTTTCGGTGTAATTGTCTATTATATATTTTCGTAGAGCTTCGGGTTGTTTTTTTAGATTTTTAGATCCTAAAAATCCACCCGAAAAACGGATTTTACCGTTTTTATAAATATTAAAACTAAAATTTTTTCTATTTATTCCATCCGTGATATATCCACCAAATTGGGCGGAAAAGAAATTTTTATTTAAATCACCTCGCATACCAAAATTGCTTGTATGAATTAAACCTGTCTGAAAACGACCGTATATACCCTTTATTTCGTTTATATCAATGGTTAAATTGGATGATAATTGTGCATGTCCTTTTGGTCTTTGTTTCAATATATGTTTCAGATCGACACGTTGTTCATTTGTTGTAAATTTGTCATTTACTAGAACATTGTATATACCTGGTTGAAATGTTCCTATTCTGAGCTCATTAAAGCCACTCGATAATGGACGCACTTGACCTGTTGTTATAGGTCCAGGTTCTCTTTCTTGTTGTACCTCTATGTTTGAAGCTCTTACAAACTGTCTTGGGTCCATAGTTATACTATACTGAGATTTTATGATCAGTGATCTTTTGAAATTTCTATATCTTGTATTTTTATATCTACACCGTATAAGAAATCTTCATTTTTTCGTGGTTTGGGTTCGTTTCTATACATACACTCTGTAAGTCTCTTTACTTCAATATCTCTACTACTAAATGGACCAATATAGAAGTCCTGTGTAAATCTTGGTCTTCCAAGGTTATTTGCGTTACAATAGTCTCTAAATTTTTCCTTAAAATCTTTCATCGGACACATGTGTGTGATACCTGTATCTTCGTTTAATACAACATCGTCTGATTGTAAGAATGCTTCGAGTGGGTTTGTTACCGTTGCAACTTGTTTTCTTATATTTTCAAAATATTGTGGTACAATATTCCAAATATCATCCCCCTGATATTTTTGGGAATATTCTAGATACCCACGGACACATTTTTGTAAAATGATTGCTATTTCCGCAGCAAGTTTATTTTCGAGTTGTGGATCGGCGTCTTTGTCTTTGATTTGGCGTTTAAAATCCCACGTCATTAGACGTCTAATGATACTTCCCGAATTATCTTTCCAACTTGGAACTTCGTTACCACCAAGAATACCTGGTATATTCCATGTCATATTTTTAGCTTTTTCACCCTTAACAGCTATAGATACATCTTCCCCGGAAACTATGGATTGGAATTCGGCTTGTTCGAGTTGTAAATCTCCCTTAATTTCAGGTGCAACAAACATATTACCATCGTGAATGGAAGATAGACCGAACTTCTTTTCTATGTTATTTGATAATGTCCTAATATCATCGGCGGAGTAAAATTTTTTACATACTTTTGTAATGAGTGTTGATTTACCAGAACGTGCGATACCTTTAAGAAATGGTATGATTTGCCAATGATCAAGATCGTTTAAATCAAAACATAAACGTCCTATCATTACAAACATCCATTTACATACATCTTCTTCAAAATTTTGCGAACGTAAAACTTGATCAAAATACGGTGTTGGTATATCGTACCAATTTTCAAAATGGCTATAATCATCGAATTCAATTGGAAAGTATTTCGAACTTACCTCGCGTGGATCGAGATTTTGAGCCTGTGGTGATGTATACGGGTAAAATTCGCATTTATATAAACCTGTTTTAGCACACCATTTCCTACCATAAAAGAGACCATTTGAAAATGACCAGAGGTGTCTATTCTTTTTTATTTCAGGAAACTGCATATCGTGACAGTCTTCTAGGTATTTTATGATTTGGTTTATAGTAGTACATCCTCTAGATGTAAGTTCCTTCCATAAATCGAATCGGGATTCTTTTGGAGCGGTTCTATGTACGTAATCTTTTATATGTTCGGTCTGCTGCCAGGCGCGTGTATTAAACCCGTCCGGGGTTCGAATTTGTATGCAGCAGTACCCTTTATATTTCCTGATGTTGTTTTCATATAGTTCTCGTAAAATGACAATTAAGACTTTTTGGAAAACTTCAAGTTCTTCTATGTCTTTTATTACAGAAGGCATGAAAATGTTAGGGTCTGTTCCTGCCTCTGTATTATCTGCAGATGCATAGTTTACTCGTTCATACATACGCGCGGTTCTGAATAGTATTTGCCAAAGATCCTCCATTTGGTTAAAAATACTGTTTATTCGTCTTGATAGTTTTAAGTCGTCATTATCTTCAAGATCAATTATTCCTAAAGTATTAGCCCGGTGATAGATTTCTGCTAGTAAATTCTTTTTAGAATCGTAGTATTCACACAGAGATTTGATTTCGTAGTGTAATGGCTGACCATTCTCGTCTAGTTCGTGTGGGCTGTAAAATCGTTTGTAAGAGAGTCGAAGTGGTTCTTCGAATGTAAGCGTTCCTTTTACAGACCAATATGTTTCTAGTCTAGCTACGATATCTTCTAACTCCTCCTGACGAGAGTTTTGTATTACAGATACGGTTAGTAAATTCTCTGTTTCTTCGGGGTTAATATTTTCGGTGATATAATGAGTATCCGCCGATGACATATTCTTATAATTAGTACTTTCTATTTTTCTAAGCCTTTAAATTTTGCAGCTGACTTAAAATTTTTATCATGATCTTGTTCTGAACTTCTAGGGTTCTAGAGATATTTACCAGAGCAGAACACACGGTTTCGCCATCTTCATTTGCTAATACAGAACTCAGAAGACCACCGATATCATCGAGACCAGGAATTGTTTCGTCCATATATTCGCCCAAATCTTCATCACTTATATCAATTTCGTCTCCGATTTCGTTTTCATCGACTGTAGATTCAATTTCCTCATTTTCGGATTCGGACTCGGAAAATTCTTCTTCCATTTCATCTTCTTCTGGTACTTTTTGTGGTTCGGTTTCGGTAGACATTTTATATACACCAGGAAAAACCAATTTGTGTTTTTTCGCGAAATTATCTGAAAAAAAAATCTTAGTGTATAGTACAAAACACACACACAATGGCCGGAGGTCTCATGCAACTCGTCGCCTATGGCGCTCAAGACGTTTACCTTACAGGTAACCCAAAAGTCACTTTTTTCCAGGCGGTTTACAAACGCCACACCAACTTTGCGATGGAAACCATCGAACAAACTATTAACGGTACTGCCGCGTCCTCGGGTCGCGTCTCCGTCACTGTCGCCAGAAACGGTGATTTGATCGGTGACATGTACCTCGAAGCGACTACTAAGGCGTCGTTGGCGAACGTCTCTGGTGCCACTAGAGATACTAACTGGGTCGCCGAGCGTATTGTCTCGACTGCGGAATTGTCCATCGGTGGTCAAAGAATTGACAAGCACTACCAAAGATGGTGGAGATTGTACTCTGAATTGTACTTGGCCGAAGGGTCCAAGCTCAACTACGCTAAGATGACGACTAACCCAGTTGGGAACTCCACCAAGCAAGTTTACTTGCCACTCATCTTCTTCTTCAACCGCAACCCAGGATTGGCCTTGCCATTGATTGCTTTGCAATACCACGAAGTCAGAATCGACATTGACTTGACCTCTGAGTTTGACACGTACGTGACTGGCTTGAAGGTGTGGGGTAACTACATGTACCTCGACACTGAAGAGCGCAGACGATTCGCGCAAAAGGGTCACGAATACTTGATCGAGCAAGTTCAGCACACTGGTACTGATTCCTTGACGGAATCGGGGACCAAGCAAGTCAGATTGTCCTACAATCACCCAGTCAAGGAATTGGTCTGGTGTGTCACTGAAGGTGTCTCCACTGGTCACGACTTGTGGAACCTTGGTACCGCGAACGGTGACGGTGATGTTGTCGTCAGCTCTGGTGCGGGTGCGGGTGTTGCTAACGTTGCCATCGGTACGTCCCAATCCGGTGCCCCAATGTTCCTCAGAG